AAAATCCAGAAGCACAACAAATTGAAGTATTTAATAACTTCACAAATCAAACAAAGAAAATTCCAGTTACCTCGTGGGTTTTGGACAAGTTTATTCCATCACTTAGCCGTTCAATTTCGCATCGTGATAGGTACGTTCTTGGTCTTTATAATAACTTACTTAACAATATTAGTACTTTCATTCTTCCAAACCTAAAAGACGGTCCAGTAACTGAATGGTATGAGTATAAATACAGTCTCTTTTATAAGAAGTTTAAGCCACTCTTTCAAAATGGCTTCTTACAAAAATCGCCTCGAGTAACAAATAATGTTGATTATTTCGACCTTTTGCATAGGCTTATAAAAATGGATAGACAAGTTAATGCAATCGCAAAAAAGTATGATTTCGCTCAGTGCGTTTTTCTTGACAAATTACGCAAAAAACATACTGAAATTGTCGCACAAAATATAAATAATACCGATTTAACGCTTCTTAGAGACTGGCGACGTATGAGCGTTGCTCGTATGATAGAAAACCAAAATGATGAAATGTAAAACCTTAAAAATAAAAAATTATGAGTACACAAGCAAAGCCAAATTGGCGTAAAATTTTAGAATTGATTGCAGCAGTTGCAACTGTAATTGCTTCATTCATTGGCGGACAAGCAGCAGCACAAAATGGCTACTGTGATATGTTTAACAAATATAATATCGAAAATCATGGCTAAAAATCCGTTTAAGCAACAACCCCCAGTTGAGGATGTCAAAAGAAATTCATTTGACCTCTCTTTTAGCAACAATTTATCGTTGCCTATAGGTAAACTAATTCCAGTGCTATGTAAAGAAGTTATAGCAGGAGACAGTTTCGAAATTGATGCAAACTTCGGTTTACGCTTCATGCCAACCGTTTTTCCAATTCAAAATCGTATTCGTGCGGATTTACATTTCTTTTATGTAAGAAATCGTAATTTATGGACCAACTGGATGGACTTTTTCGGGAACACATGGTCCAAGCAAACCCCACTTGTTGCTCCATATATAGGAGCCAAAGATCAAAACTCTGACTTCTTCGCTGAAGGTAGTTTGTCCGATTATCTCGGAGTACCTACGTCCTCTGTGTCCAGTATAGGCGGAGCACGTCAAGACCCGATAAAAGCGTATATACCAAGCCAAAATGAGGAAGGAATGGGTACATTAAATCCAGACGTTCCTACTTATAATATGCTCTTACGTTATTTCAGACAACCTTTTTCATCAAATGGACGCAATTATGTTGATATTGGCGGTTCGTTTCATTCTTATGTAAACCCTGAAGCAAATAGTATCTACGTTATTGATGATAATCCAATGTTGCACACTATCAAATCAGCTGACATTTCAAAAATCAAATTGATTGCTTTAGCTGGTAGTGGTTTAACAGTCCCAAATGATTGTACTATTCAGAACATCGACTTTTTGACGTACAAAAATGGTGCATGGCATTCTCTTGGCTCTTATGGTGCACCTTCAAATCCTCAAAAGGTTGTTCTTACTGTAAACGGTCCGAAAAAATGGGATGACTTTATGCAGACGATAGACCCAGAGAAAACATATCTTGGTATAAACTTTATTTCACCTTCAAAAGGCTTTCAATATTTGCTTGATTACGCCCGAACTATTGTACGTACTGGTTCTGCGAAAGATTCAAAAGACTTTTCGGGCTTCCGTATTTCTATAACGTATCAAGGCTACAACTATGATGCAGGTAGTGTAGTAGAAGCAAATGCAACTTACAATCCGAACTATTTACCAATCTCCGCGCTTCCTTATCGTGCTTATGAAAGTATTTTTAACGCTTTCTACAGAAATGAGAGAATAGACCCACTTTTAGACGCCGACGGAGACCCAATTTATAACAAGTATTTGCAGAACGACGGTGACGGCGTGGATAATTTCCCTTACACTTTGCACAGCAGATACTGGGAAAAGGATTTTTTGACTACCGCCTTACCTTCCCCTCAAATGGGTAACGCTCCGTTGATTGGTCTTGCTCAAAATAACCGTCCTTTTGTTGAGCAAAAAATGACCCTTGGCGACCAAGAAACAACCGTAAAAGTTGCTACTGACCCAGATAATCAACAAGTTATTGGCATTTCTTACTATTCGGAAAACATTCCAATGGGTAGTATTGAAGCACTTAATGAAGCTATCAGTTACGGTATTTCGATTAACGACTTCAGAAATGTGAACGCTTTACAACGTTGGCTTGAGAAGTCGCAAGCTCGAGGCTATAAGTACAAAGACCAGTTATTGAGCCACTTTGGAGTTAATGTCAAATTTGAACAGCTTAATATGCCTGAATTTATTGGCGGGATATCTCAAGATATAAACTCTTCCGCAATCGTAAACCAAGCAGCAAGTGAACAATACAAACTTGGTGAATTTGCAGGTACTCTTTCTGCTTTTGGTAGTGGTAAAAACAAAGTTAGAAAGTATTGTGATGAGCCGGGCTTTATCGTCGGCATTCTTTCAATCTCACCTATACCAACGTACTCACAGCTTCTCCCTAAAATGTTTTTGAAGCATCACCGCTTGGATTACTATTTTCCAGAATTTGGACACATTGGATTGCAGCCTATAGCACTAAAGGAAATAGTACCTTTGCAAGTGCATAAGCTTCAGCCAAATAAGAAAGACGAAACATTTGGCTATCAAAGGTCGTTTTACGATTATGTTCAAAGTACTGATGAAGTTCATGGCTCCTTGAGGACCTCTTTGCGTAATTATTTAATCAACCGTGAATTTGCGGATATTCCTGCATTGTCCAAACAGTTTATTGAAATATCACCAGAAGAAGTTAACGACATATTCTCTGTAACCGAAGACACGCATAAGGTAGTCGGTCAAGTAAGTTTTCAAATCACTGCAAAACGCCCGATTCCGTTCTTCGGTACTCCAACTCTTTAGTGTTTATTGTTTCATCGGGGGCATTTTGCCCCCACTTTATTAACCTTAAAATCAGAAAATCATGAAATTTTATATCCAAAAAGACAAAAACCCTGTAAAATCACATTTAGCAATCACACCTGCCCAAATGGACAGAGCAAGAGACCAAGGAATTCCAATAACTCCTTCAAATGTCAATCCCGATTTGATACAAGACGGAACAAATAACCCGCAATTTGAAATTGAGCTTGAGCGACAACGTGGAATTGATATTGCCGAACTCTGGCAAAATGCAGAAACCAGCCGTAAACGTTTAGGCGATTTCAAGAAAATACAAACAAGAAAACAAGCACAAGCACAAAAAACTAAAACTGAGTAATTATGGCAGAGTCAAACGCTTGGGATTTGGCAGGCGCTGTAGCAAGTCAAGGACTTAATATTATAAGCACTGCAATGACCAATAGAGCAAATGAGCGTATGCAGCAACAGCAAAACGCCTGGAATTTGGAACAATGGGAACGTAATAACGCTTATAATTCACCTGCTGCACAAATGCAGAGACTTAAAGCTGCTGGTCTTAATCCCGATTTAATGTATGGACAAAATTCAGGCGGTGCAAGTGGTAATTCTTCTGCACCTCCACAAGGTACGCAACCAATTCCTAAACAGCCTTTTAGAGTGGACCCATATATGACAGCTCAATTAAAATTGTTAGCTGCTCAGACGTATAAAAATAACATGGAAGGTAAGGTCTCGGATATACAAGCTCAAAACGATGAGGAACTTATGAATATCGAACGTTGGCAAAAAATTGGTCTTAATGATGCCCAACAAGGTTATTTACTCGAAATGACCCGAAAGGAACATGAACTTGGCGATAAGATTGCTCAAGAAACTGAAAACCTAAAAGTTGAACATGAACGTTTGAAAGAGGCAATAAATACACAAGTCGCCCAAACAGATTTGCTTATGCAGCAAGGTCGGAAAGAAGAAGCTGCTTATTGGTTATTTCTTGCCCAAGAAGAGGGACAGCAACTTAATAACGAGCAACAGCGTATAATTAACCAATATTTGCCACAGCAACAACAAGCCGAAATTAAGTTGAAACATGCTAAAGCCTATGAGGCAATAAAGGCAGGTGAAGAACATGCGGCAGGTGCTACACTTAAAACTCAACAAGCTGAAACCGAGAAAGCGAAACAAAAATTGATTGGTCAGCAAACCAAGACAGAAGAACAAAAAACTGGTCTTATGGAGTATGAGAAAGAAAAGAAAGCTATTGAGGTCAAGTATGAAGGTGCAAAGCAAGTTGTTGGAATGGTTACTGACGGTCTTTCTGCTGTTGGTGATTTAATTGGTGGTATCAAAGGTTTCGGACGTTCTAACAAATCCGACAAATCAAGTTCCGACAATTCAAGCTCTCGTACAACAATCAACTATCCAAGTGATAATTCTTCTTATGATTGGATATCTGACTAACTGCGTAGCCGTGCTATGGCTATTTTGTTGGAAATTTCCAATTTTCAACAAAGAAGCTCTGTGAGCGTGCCTTGCACAAAACA